CAGCGGGGCAGACCTCCGCGGGGCAAACCTCAGCGGGGCAGACCTCCGCGGGGCAGACCTCCGCGGGGCAGACCTCCGCGAGGCAAACCTTGATTTTAGTGTTCTGCTTCTCTGGTGCGGTTCGCTTAATGTTAAAGTGGACGACAGGATTGTTAGGCAACTCTTATATCATGTCATCAGGATTGCTCAAGTCTCTTCGCTGAGCCAGGAATTAAAAGATGCTTTGCTATCTAAGGCGTTAATAAAGCAAGCAAATCTATTCCATCGGGCAACCGACGGAGATGTTGAGAAAATAGAGGAGACGCTTAATGCATCCTGGGAAACTTGAGGGCGCGGTGTATCGTCTCTGCCGCCGGTGTAAGCAGCGGTGGAACGTGTCCGCCCTGGAACCTGGAGAGAAGGTATATCTCTGCCCCAGGTGTGAAAGGGGGTGGGTATATGGTGAAGATCAACGGGGTCAAGGTGCAGACCGAAGGGAGGAAGCCGTGGGCCGACGTGCCCTCTGAACCCATTCCCGGCCAACGCCGAAAACGCAATGGAATCTACCCTGGATGGGATTCCCCGGAGAAAATCCAGCAGTGCTTGCACTGTACCAATCCAGATTGCAGCGGGCGTTGTCCGAGTAAATCAAGGAAGAAGGTAGGCCGTCCCCGCATCCCCATGCCGGAGGACTTCCCAGAGAAGGAGAAGCTTCTTCGATACCATGAGCTGATCGACCATTACGGCGTGAATACCACGGTTATCACCCGATGGAAAAAAGAACTCCGTGGAAAAGGCGAAAAATAAACTCTGCCGGTTTGCAGCACCGGCAGAGTTCAGAAAGGAGAATATATGAAAAAACAAGCGATGTTTCTTCCGTTTAACTTTATTGTAACAGAAATTGGAGGTTTGTCAAGATGGAGGAACGAGTAAACTTCTTTCCCCGAAAGGTGAGCGTGGAAGTGTCCGCCAAGGCGTGCCGGGATTTCATTATGGACACATGCCTGGATGACTTCATGGACTACATGTTCTTATATAACAGTTTCACCATGTCGGCCTATCTGGATGAGAAGCTGGACCTATTTCAGGAATACCTGGACTGCGGCGAAAAGGGGGAATGACTTATCGGGATTCCAGTTTTGATTTATGGCAAGAGCGGGTCTGGGAAGTCCCGTTCCCTGAAAAACTTTGCCTCAGATGAAATCTTTTTGATTAACGTAGTGGGCAAACGCTTGCCTTTCCCCGGGACCTTCCGATACCAGATGAAGACAGACAGCTACCAGACCATTACCACTGGCCTGCAAAAGATGCCAACCAAAACCGCTGTCATTGATGACGCTGGGTACCTTTTGACGAATACCTTTATGAAGGGTCACTCCGCCCCTAAGGCGGGAAGTTCTACGTTCGACCTCTACAACGATATCGCGGACAATTTCTGGCGGCTGCTGATGTTCATTCAGGCACAGCTTCCAGAGGATGTCATCGTCTATATCCTCATGCACGAAACTACATCTGATTTTGGAGAAACCAAGCTGCGGACCATTGGAAAGCTGCTGGACGAGAAGGTTTGCATTGAGGGGATGGTCACAATCTGTCTGCGCTGCATGGTGGAAGGGGATCGCCATTTCTTCCGCACCCAATCCAATGGAATGGACATTTCCAAGTCGCCCGAAGAAATGTTTGACCTGGAGATTGAGAATGACCTGAAATTTGTCGATCAGCAGATTAGAGAGTATTGGGGGCTGCTCCCCACCACATCTCCTGAGGAGGCGACAGACAATGGCTGAATTCTCTCGCGGGGTGAAGGAATATATCCGCGCCCGTGCCATGGTTGAGGTGACATTTCCCGTTGACTTTAAGGATAACGTGGACATTAGCTGCTATCAGTGCAAATACTACCGCCGCAACTACCGCAGCTGCGGTCTCAACGGGGAAATTTGCGAGTACCCAGACAAATACATCGGGAGCAGGTGCCCCCTTATATTTTACACCAAGGAGGAACAAAGCGAATGATCCAAGCACCGGAGAACAAAGCTGACATCAATGAAGAATTAGACAGGCTGTTAAAGTCCTGTTTAAGACTTATCCATTACCAGGAAGAAGTCATTTTCTCCATGATCGGTATTCTGGATACAATCCGAAATGAATTAAATCAAAAATCGTAAACTTTGATTTCTTGAATTTCGAGCAGACCATTTCTTTCTGATGCTGTTTGAATTGTATCCATCAAATGTTGAATGTGCCCCATATCCCTATACTCTGCTGCTTGGCCACATAACGGACAGATTATTTCGTGGGTATCATTCATGGACCGGTCAATGTGAATTGCTTTTTTGCAATATTTACATTTGCAGACAAACGAGAATAACATAACGTTTTTCCTTTCGTAATTGTAAGAGATAATTAATCTTATCACGAAATGGATATGAATCGCAAGGAGGAACAAAAACCATGATTCAAAGACCGAAAAATTGGGATTCCGTGCAGGAATTCTATGACCGTCCCAAACTCCCCCTGGACGCCTATGTCTGCCGGGTCAAGCAGGTATCCTTTGCGGATACCAATTATGGTCCCCAGCTGCTGGTCCTCTTCGACATTGAGGAGGGAGAGCAGAGAGGGTACTTTACCAGCGAATATAAATCCAATCCCAAGAAAGATAAAAGCTGGAAAGGGACACTTCGGCAGTTCCTGCCCAAAGACGATGGGGCCGACAAAGACGAACTGACAAAGAGCTCCTTCAAAGGCTTGACCACCGCCTTTGAGCACTCCAACCCCGGCTACACCTGGAACTGGGAGGAAACTTCCCTGGTGGGAAAGTTGGTGGGCATCCTCTTCCGGAATGAGGAATGGTCCTATAACGGGAAAACCGGATGGACGGTGCGTCCTTTCCGCGCCATGAGCGCAGATCGGGTCCGCAGCGGGGAATACACCTTGCCCCAGGACAAGCCCTTAAAAAAGGCCGCAGCGCCCTCGAACGGCTTCGCCGCTATTCCTGATAATGGGCCCTTGCCCTGGGACAATGACGGTGGGGACGGACCGCTGCCGTTTTGAGAAAGGAGTTTAAAATGGAAAAATTGCTGTTGACCCGGAAAGAGGCCGCTCAGGCCCTTAATATCAGTGTGGACACATTGGACAGGTTGAGAGAAGCCAAGTTCATTCAAGGAATCAATATTGGCGCCCGGGTTTATTTTCCCCCGGAAGAATTGAAAGCCTTCTTATCCAAACGCGGGGGTTCTATCTTGGACTTTGGGATTCGTTTATGAGGGAGGAAACCCATGCGAATTCTTTACATCACTGAAAGTGGAAGAGACGTTTTGCTCAACCTCACAACCGACCAACGAGATAGGGTCCTTCTGGCCCTTCTCGTTGGTTCGGACGCCGGGGATGATTGGGAAGCCCCTGAATGGTTCGCGTTAAAATTTCTCCGAGAAGAAAATGAAGAGATCAAGCAGAAGAAGGCAAAGAAAAGCGAGTATAATCGCCGGTACTATCAAAGACAGAAGGAGAAAAACGCAAGTTCTGAAAAGTTCTTAAAAAGTTCTGAATCTGTTCTGAAAGGTTCTGAAAGATTACTGAATTTTTCTGAAAAAGTTCTGAAAAACTCTGAATTTCCTACCTCCTCTCCCTCTCCTTCTCCCCCCCTTCTTCCCCCCTCTTCTCTTTCCCCTATAACCCCTATCTCTTCTCCCCCCTATAATCCCCCCTCAACCTCACCCTCACCGGATACCCCCCTGTATCCGCCCCCCAGAAAAACTGGCTTCGACCGGTTCTGGGCGGTCTATCCCCGCAAAGTTGGGAAGCAAGCGGCACGAAAATCTTGGAGTAGGCTCAAGCCAAGCGCAGAGCTGACGCAAAGGATTCTTGACGCCGTAGAGTACCAAAAGGGCAGCAGGCAATGGCGGGAGAACAACGGTCAATTCATTCCCAACCCGGCTACCTGGCTCAACCAGGGCCGGTGGGAAGATGAGCTGGTTAAGGAGGATGATCCATTTGCAAGACTTCCCAACAAGGGCCCAATCATCGACAAGCTTCCCTCCGCAACCGACGGATGCTGGGACGACGAGCCGTTTTGATTTCTTCGCAGCACAGCGGAAACGGGCGGAACTTTTCAACGCGACCCCCGGGACGCTGAAAGGCTATCATTGCCCCACGTGCCATGACCGGGGCGGGTACATGACGGTGGAGGAAAATGGGGCGCTGCGGTTTCAGCGCTGCAAATGCCAGAGCATCCGTGACGCCATGGGGGCCATGGACCGCAGCGGAATCCCGCCGGATGCCTTGGCGGCTTGCACCTGGGAGAACTGGAAAACGCCGGAGAACTGGCAGAGGAGAGCACTTGCCATGGCGCAAGACTACGTACAGCAAATCGCGGCGGGAGATCCCTCCTGGTTCATCATCTGCGGGACCCCGGGCTGCGGGAAAACGACGTTATGCACCACCATTTTCCGGGCCATCGTTGAGGGCGGCAAACCTGGCCTGTATGTTTCGTGGCGGGAGTTTGCGCGAAGGGCCAAGGCGGTTGGAAATGACCGGGACGATTTTCGGGAGGAAACCGAACCCTTGAAAAATACGCCGCTGCTCTATCTGGATGACTTCTGGAAGGGGGAAATTCGGCCGGCGGATGTTCACCTGGCATTCGAGCTGATTAACGCGCGATACATCAGCAAAAAGCCCACCATCCTTTCCAGCGAGAACACGCTGGAGGCGATTCTCCGAGGGGATGAGGCCATTGGCTCAAGGCTGTTTGAGATGGCAGGAGGATATTACGTTGACTGTTCCAGAGCAAGGAACTGGCGCACAGCAAGGAGGCAGACATGATTCACAAAGGCGAAATTTACATAACCGACCGATACCGAGGCGGAAAGAAGGACTATGGCAGACCGGTTCTGATCCTCTCTTCCGCCGAGAACAACCGGGAAACCGGATGCGTGGTGGCGGCGCCCTTGGTGTCCCGGGAACGCTACGCGGCGGCGTCCCATATCGCCGTGGAGAGTGTCCAAGGCCAAACCTATGTGGCGGTCCTGGAGCACGTCAAATCGCTGCCGGAGCGCAGCTTGCAGCGCAGAAAGGACTACCTCTCACGGCATGCCATGGCCCGGGTAGAGGGGACCCTCTGCCGCCTATTGGAGCTTTGAGCCATGTGGGAGATCACCGTAAAGCTGCGGCCCATTCCGTCCAGCCTTGAGAATCCCGAAGGAACGCGGGAGGCGATTGCTTGTGACCTGGAGAAATACGGGACCGTGCGTTATGTGGACATCAAAGACAGCGCATTCAAACCAGAACAGATAAAACTGGAGGAGACGACATGATTCTAACCGGCAATGAAATCAAACTCCAACGGGAGGCGGGCAACATCATTATCAGCGATTGGGATGAATCCCGGTTGGGACCAAACAGCTACAACCTGCGGCTGTCCCCCGAGCTGATGGCCTACAAGGAGGCTGTCCTGGACCCGAAGCAGGACAACCGGACGGGGCGGCTGATGCTCCCGGAGGAAGGCTTGGTGCTGCATCCCGGGCGGCTCTACCTGGCCAAAACCATGGAATATACCGAGACCCACAACCTGGTCCCCATGCTGGTGGGCCGGTCCTCCATTGGCCGCCTGGGCATCTTTGTCCACGTGACCGCTGGGTTTGGCGATGTGGGCTTTTCTGGGAACTGGACCTTGGAACTGACCTGCGTGCAGCCGGTGCGGGTGTACCCCGGCATGGAGATTTGCCAGATTTACTACCAGACCACCACCGGCGAGATTTTAAGCCAGTATCATGGAAAGTACCAGGGCAGCCGGGATGTGGTGGCCAGCCGGATCTATCAGGAATTGTCTGGTGGTGATTGAATATGGGAACGCATACAGAAGCAGATAGAGAATTTGAAAGGCGGCGTAGAAAGGTCAGACGGGAGAGCGGCCTATGCACTATCTGCGGAAGAGAAGACGCCTACACAATGGCTGGGAGAGCGATGTGTGAATATTGCAATCAAAAGTCAAGGCGTTGGAGCAAAAACAAAAGAAGCAAACCAGAATACGCAGAAAAAATGAGGGAAGAAAGCCGAAAGCGGTATGCAAAAATGGTCGAAGAAAACATTTGCCCGAATTGCTACAAGAAAAAACCTAATGACGGGCATTCCCTCTGTGAGCGGTGTCGCATAAAGCATAGGAACCGTGCGCGAGAAAAACGAAATCAAGAGGGTCAAAGGACTTGGGAAATGGCGCTGAGTGGAGAAACATGTTTTTTCTGCAAATCTCCAGATGTTGTGCCAGGGAAGAAATTATGCCAGGCTTGCATTGATAAGCGGGTAGCATATTTGCACGGAGGGAAGCAAGGCGAGAGAAAAAAAGAGCGAGATCAAAACCTGCCCGGTGTGCAAGACGAAATTCCTTGCGATCGCTAAAAACGAAATTTATTGCAGCAGAAAGTGCTATATCGCTAAGCGGTATGGAAAGCCAGCGAAGAAGAAGGAGGAAACCCCATGACAAGGAAAGAAATTCTCGCCGCTGCGGAGAAGTGCGTGTGCGGAGATCGGGAACAGGATCACGGAAGCCCAGAAAACAACTTCCGTTTGATTGCGGAATTTTGGCACACCTACCTCAGTGCGAAGTGTGTTGCCGCTGGGGTCCATGTACAGTTAGACCCGGAGGATGTGGCGGCCATGATGGCCTTGCTCAAGATTGCCCGGGCATCTGCAAACCCGGAGCACATTGATAGCTGGATCGATGGCGCGGGGTATATGGCTTGCGGCGGGGAATTGGCGACGCTGGGGGAAAAAGGATTGCGTATCAACAGAGGAGGCCCAGGGATGACGCGGGAAGAAATTGCCATCAAAAGCTGTGAGGATAGAATCAAGCACCTGAAAAGCGCGCCGCCTCACCACTATGGGAAACGGCAGCGAGAAAGAGCCATTGAGCTGGAAAAGGTAAAAATAAAGGCCCTCCGTCCTGTCAGCCGGGAGCGGGTGGAGAAGGTGTGGAGGGGTGAGTGGGAACAGTGTTTTGAGGATTGGAGAAAACAGATTGAAGGCGATAAGTGTTCTCGCTGCGGTTTCGAGCATTACGGCACGAGCATAAAAAAACATCACTTCTGCCCCAGCTGCGGCTCACCCATGACGGGCGAGGCTGTGGAGATGGTAATGGAGAGATTGGAGGCGATTTTCAGTGCGCGGAACGATGATTGAAAAATGCGGCGAATGCCCAAACAAAAAGGTTCATCCGATATTTGGAGGATATTTTTGTGCCCTCATGAAGCGGTCGTTTTGCGGGTTGGAGCCAGATTCGTTTTTAGACTGTGAGAAGGAGGCGCTGAACGATGGCAAGGGCGATTGATGCCAGTGAGTTGATGGTTGAAATCCAGGCATGTAGCTGGGACAGCGAACAGGATAAGGAGCGGGCAGAGGACCTTGTGTTGGGGATGCCCACTCTCACCCCGCCGAACGAGGCGCTGACGCTTGAGGAACTGCGGGGGATGAATGAAGTACCTGTATGGGTTCAAAATTTTGAAGAGCCAGAAAAAAGCCAATGGAGGCTATTATATTGGGACAGAGGAAAATACCTTGTCCTGCAAGGCATATCAGTCCGTGGTTATTTGCTGGAAGAATACGGAGAATCTTGGCTTGCCTACCGCCGCCCGCCGGAGGGAGAGGAGGACACCTGATGGATGTTGAGAAGTTGATTGAGCACTTGGAACGGAGAGGGTTAAGCAACGGAAGTTCGCTGGGACCTCATTCCGGGCTGTACGATGAAGCCGCCGACGCCTTCACCGCCCTGCTGGCCGAAAACGAGAAGCTGCGAGCCGAGCTGTCTCAAATTCGTGAATCTTTAGATTTTGATCGCACAAAAGACGCTGAAATTTTACGGCTTGGAATGGAGTTGGCTCATCTAAAGAAGCATATGGAAAGATTAACTCATAGGCTTGGCAATGGAGAACTTACATGCAATATGGCAAAAGATGATTGCAGGAAAATGGGCGGGGATTGTCAGATAGATAGTAAAATCCTTGACCGCCTTGCTGCTTATGAGGACACGGGACTGGAGCCGGAGAAAATAGAACTGCTGGCAAAGCAGAGAACCCTCCCCGCCGCCGACGTTGCGGAGGTGGTACGCTGTAAAGATTGCCAATATTACCAGGATGCAAAAATCAACAAGAAGGGATTTCTGATTTGCCCAGCATCCGGAATGGAAATTAGTGAAACGGATTATTGTTCTTATGGCACTCGCATGGGCCAGGAGAATAAACATAAAGTCAGATGTGCAAAATGTAGAAAAATAAAAGAAATTGTATGTACAGTGGATGGGAAACCGTGGTGTGAAGATTGTTTTGATAAAGCAATGGGATGTGGGGACCAAGTATGAGACTAATTGATGTTGATGAACTGAAAAAACAAGTAAAAGGACTACCTATAATGAGTAATTGGGGAGAAGCATTCATCCCCCAGCTTATAGACAAGCAACTAATTATTGACCCCGTCCATGTCGCTGGCGGGTGCTATTGCCGAGGATGCGAAAAAGCGACCCAAGGTGGGTCTGGCTATGTTTGGTGCGGTAAGAAAGCTATGCCGCTTAATGGATTTTGTAGCGAAGGCAAGCGAAAGGAGGCGTCACATGATAAATACCCATCCGACCCGTTGTAATATCTGCGGCGGGCCTGTGACCTACGGCTCTAATGCTCGGGTATATGGTCGGGGATACGGTAGTGGATATTGTTATCTCTGTGAGCGGTGCGGCGCCTATGTGGGGACACATAAGCCCCGCCCGTGTGAGGCATTGGGCCTGCTGGCCGACGAGCCAATGCGGACAGGGAAAAAGATGTGTCATGCGCTTTTTGACCCACTCTGGCAGGGAAAACCAAAGGCCCGCAAAAAGCGCAATGACCTTTACCGCTGGCTGGCCCACGAGATGGGCATACCCGTGGAGGATTGCCACTTCGGTTACTTCGATATTAACCAGCTTCGGCAGGCATACATCATCCTGAGAGGTATAAAGGACAAGCAGATGCGGTATGACAACTGCGGGAAAATTTACTTTGAGGAGGCCGACCATGAAGTTTCGGAACCCTCTCTTCGCCCCGACGAAACCGTCGCTCTTGACGAGATCATCGGAGGTGCAGAATGAGAGAAATCCTTTTCAAGGCTAAGCGGCTGGATGGCGAGTGGGTGGAGGGAAGTCTTGTTTGTGCGAATGATCGCTTGAATGCTGGAAAAAAGTATATTCTTCCTGGAACTTCAGACTTTTCTTATGGAGATAACGGAAATCGTATCCGAATTGGGTGCTTTGTTGAGGTATGCCCCTCTACAGTTTGTCAGTACACCGGTCTGACCGACAAGAACGGGAAGAAGATTTTTGAGGGGGATATTCTAAAAATTGCAAAATGTTCTGATGGATTGGGCGGATACTATTCACCGCCACTGGAATATCCAGTCAATGTCGTGGTCAAATGGGACATGTGTGCATGGATGTGGGAAACGCTGGGAGGCGAGAAGTATTATCTTGGTTTCCCGAATGCGTGGTGCCATTATGAATGCGAGATCATCGGCTCCATCCACGACGGGGAGGGCGGACAGCATGAGGGCAATGAATGACAATCTTAGCGATTGACCCAGGGGACAAGCAGAGCGCCTATTGCTTCATAGACAGCGAGGATCTACGTCCGCTGCGGTTTGCTAAAGCAGAAAATGCCGAGGTTCTTTTGGTTCTCCAGTTGGAGGCGTATGATTTTGTAGTCATTGAGCGTTTGGCAAGCTATGGCATGCCGGTTGGACGCAATGTTTTTGAAACCTGCGAATGGGTGGGGAGATTCACGCAAGCAGCACAGAAGCCAGTGGGCTACATATACCGCCAGGATGAAAAACTCCACCTCTGCCATGACAGCAGGGCCAAGGATGCCAATATCCGCCGCGCACTGATTGACCGATTTGCAACCCATGATCTAAAAAACGGGAAGGGGACCAAAAAGAACCCAGATTGGTTCTATGGGTTTTCTTCCGATGTATGGGCGGCGTATGCGGTTGGAATTACGTACATAGAAACAAAACTGAAATTGTAAACAAAGTGTTAAGATCGTCTAACAATTTGACCGAAATGGAGAGCTGCTATATAATTTAGGCAGGAAATGGTTTTATACATACGCAGGCAAAGAAAATTTATTTTCTTTGCCGCTATGTATAAAACAGAAGATTTTCTTCCTCCTTCGCCCGGCTCCGAGGCGGTCTCAATATCGGGCGTACCTCCTTTTTCTTTGGGAGCGCAAGACTTGTTCTCGCCTCCCTATCACCCGGCCAGAGCAGATTTTGGTGCAACTCCAAAACGGGTGACCATTCCCAGATGGGGAAATTTGATGGAAGGAGATTGTGCTCCCATCGAATCAGCAAATTGCTTTGCGGCCGCAAAGTGAACCGAAGCACGCGCCATTCGCCATTTCTCTGAAACCTGTGGTCGGAGACGCAGACCATTTCAGAGAAGGTGCGTGCGGAAGTGTAAACAGGCCTGCGGAAAGCCTGACAAAACCCGCAACATACCCCGCAAGGGGTATATGGTCCGCTATCTCAAATGGTCAGAGCGCCCGGCTCATAACCGGGGACATCCTGGTTCGACTCCAGGGCGGACCACCAAAATAGATTTTTATTGATGAGGTTAGTTATGGCTGCACGGTTGACGGATAAGCAGAAAAAGAAAATAGTGGCTGATTATCTGGAATGCCAGTCGGTCAATCTCACTGCCAAACGAAACGGCGTATCGTGGGAAACAGTGAGAAAAGTTTTGGACAAGGCAGGAGACATTGAGGAAAAGTTAGAACAGAAAAAGGAAGAAAATACCGCCGATATCCTGGCCTACATGGAAAGTCGCAGGCAAGCAGTATGCGATATTATTGAGGTAGGACTTGCCGTTCTTCCAGAGAAGATTCAGAATGCACGCAGCGCCGCAGAGGTCACAACGGCACTTGGGACATTGATTGATAAATTCACAGCCTTTGGCGGTGGTCCTGGGAACGATGCCAAGGAGGATGGCTTGAGCCAGAGTTTGAGAGAAATGGCAGAAGGGTTGGAGAGCGATGATTAGTCCACAACAAAAGAAAATCCTTGCGTTCCCATACTCCAAATATGATGCCATTATCTGTGACGGTGCAGTCCGATCGGGCAAAACCTCTATCATGATGTGGGCGTTTGTTCGCTGGGCCATGGAAAACTTTTCTGGTCAGCGGTTTGGTATTTGCGGGAAAACCGTTGATTCATGTTCAAAGAATATCATCGTCCCTTTCACAGCTATGACACTGGCAAAAGAAAAGTATACCATGCGCTGGCGTCGGTCGGAGAAGATACTTGAGGTGCGGCGGGGAACTACGACAAATTGGTTTGAGGTATTCGGCGGCAAGGATGAAAGTAGCGCAGCACTGATCCAAGGGCGAACGCTGGCAGGTGTTTTATTGGATGAGGTTGCGCTTATGCCCCGTTCCTTCGTGGAACAGGCCCTGGCACGTTGTTCTGTGGATGGGAACAAGAAATGGTTCTCCTGCAACCCAGAAAGCCCGCAGCATTGGTTTTATCTGGAATGGATTAAGAAGCATGATAAAAGAAATGCACTGTATCTTCACTTCACCATGCGAGATAACCCAGGGCTGACGGAGAAGGTCATTGAGCAGTATGAATCCATGTTTTCCGGCGTGTTTTATGATCGGTTCATTAGAGGGTTGTGGATTCCGGCGGAGGGGCTGGTATATCCGCATTTTGGAGAGCATTGTGTGGTGGATGAAGAGCCTGCATCAGGTCGATATTATATTTCCGTAGATTATGGCACGCTGAATCCTTTCTCCGCTGGGCTGTGGTGCGTGACAAAACAAGGGGCGGTTCGGATCAAAGAATACTATCACAGCGGACGAAGAACCAACATACAAAAAACAGACGAAGAGTATTATCAGGCATTACGAGATTTAGCGAAGGGATATAATGTGGATTACGTTATAGTTGATCCTTCTGCCGCCTCATTCATTACGACAATTTTTCGCCACGGAGAATTCCAAGTGGTAAAAGCAAATAACAATGTTATGGATGGAATTAGAAGAACATCGGTTTATTTGAAAGATGGTCGTCTCAAAATACATCGTAGTTGCAAAGATGCTATCCGAGAGTTTAGATTATATCGTTGGGATGAAGATTCTACGGTAGACAAAGTAATTAAAGAAGATGATCATGCAATGGATGACATAAGGTACTTTTGTAATACGATTATGGTCCGGCATTTTCCGGTTATGAGGTGAAAGAATGACCATTGCAGACAAGTTAAAAGAATTAGGTTACACAACTATCAATGAGAGTTTTTATTCCAAAGTGCAAGAATGGAAAAGTTGGCACGAGGGAGATGTGAAGGGGTTCCATCGATATAAAATACGAAACGGAAGCGGTATCGTCCGGTGCAAGAGATATTCCCTCAATATGGGGAAGAAGGTATCAGAAGATTGGGCAAACTTGCTCATGAATGAGCGGGTGGAAATTACGCTGGAGGGGTCTAAGGAACAGGCGTTTATTGATCGAGTTTTTGAAGAGAACAACTTTAGGGTAAAATCCAATGAAATGCAGGAATTCGCTTTTGCCCTTGGAACGGTAGCGTTTATCCCACGTGTTGTTGGCATGAAGGCAACGGAAAAAGGTCCTATTCCAGGAAGTGCAGCTGGGATAATCATTGATTATGTGACTGTAGAACATATTTGGCCGCTGTCTTGGCAAAACGGGGTTATCATAGAATGCGCGTTTGATAGTATTGTCACGGTTGATGGGGAAGATTACTGTTACCTGCAAATTCATCATAAAGTCAATGGATTTTATGACATAGAAAATCGGATTTATCTATATAGGAATGGAAATGTAGATAAAGAAGTATCTCTGTCTTCTGTCTCTGGTTTCGAGACGGTTCCACCTGTTGTTCACACCGGTTCTGGAAAGCGACAATTTGTTATTGATCGACCCAACATTGCAAACAATTTAGACTATTCTATTCCGTTTGGTATTCCGGTGTATGCGAACGCTATTGATAACTTAAAGGGTGTAGACGTTGCATTTGACAGTTACGTAAATGAGTTCATCCTTGGCAAAAAGAGAATCATGGTGAAACCGGCAGCGACAAAATATATAGATGGGGAACCGGTTTTTGACCCTGATGATTTGTCTTTTTATGTACTTCCCGAAGACATTTCAGACGATGGTGCAGTGATTACCCAAATTGATATGACTTTGCGGACCAATGAACATACGACAGGCATCCAAACTCAACTAAATCTTTTGTCAAGCAAGTGCGGATTCGGAGAAACCTATTACCGTTTTGACGGAGGGAATCTTACAACGGCAACTCAAGTTATTAGTGAAAATAGCACTATGTTTCGAACGATAAAAAAGCATGAAATTATTTTAGAGCAGGCTATCAGGGAATTGTGTCGGATCATTTTGCGATTGGGCAACATAGCTATGGATGCGGGGTTGAACGAGGATGCAAAAGTTACTATTGATTTTGATGATTCCATCATTGAGGACAAGACAACTGAGCGTAACAATGATCGGCAAGACTTGGCTGCCGGAATCATGAATGACTGGGAATATCGTATGAAGTGGTATAATGAAGATGAAAAGACCGCTAAAAAGATGCTGCCACGCATGGAAGATATGACTGACGAGGAACAGGATGAGGTGGAGTAATGCCGAGATATCCTTTCACTCCAGAAGTTTTAGATTCAATGCCAGAACCGCTCGCAAAGCTGTTTAGGGGGCTCGAAGATACACTTCTTATTGAGATATGTAAAAGGCTAAAAAAAGCAGGAGAACTTAATGAGGTAACAGTTGAAGCAATCAGAGCATTAAGGAGCCATGGAATTGATCTAAAAGAAATTGAAGAAGCAATATCTTCTGTAACTGAGATTGGAGAGAAAGAGTTAAATAAACTACTTGATGATGTAATTTCAAGATATCAAAATTATGCGAAGGAAATGTTGACAATCGCAGCGATTACGACGCCAAAGTTAATGATTAACGACGTGGATGTTGAAGCGATTAGAAAGCAAGCTCTTTCAGAATATAGGAATATCACTCGTTCGATGGGGTTTGTTGGGATAAGCAAGTCACAAAAAGTCATGTCTGCGTTGGAGGCATATCAATGGGCGTTAGACCAGGCGGAACTTGAGATTATGTCTGGTGCGATTGATTATAACTCGGCTATCAGGAAAGCTGTGAAGGGTCTGGCGGATAGCGGCCTAAAAACGGTTGACTGGGAAAGTGGACATAGAGATCAAGTAGATGTGTCCGTCCGGCGGGCGGTAATGTCCAGCATAAATCGAATGAATACAGTTTATATGGAAACATTACAAGACGATTTGGAGACCGATCTCGTAGAGGTAACAGCTCATGCAGGTGCAAGAAACACCGGGTATGGGATTGAGAACCATGCGTCATGGCAAGGGAAAGTATATCGTTGGTCAAAGAAGCCGAAAAACTCAAAAGGAAAGTATAAAGACTTTGAGTTGACAACAGGTTTTGGACAGGGTGCCGGTCTCGGAGGGTGGAATTGCCGCCACAGATATTATCCGTATATAGAAGGAGTATCTTATCGAACCTATACAGATGAGGACTTAAATAAGATAGATAAACCGCCCTTCGCTTATCAAGGGAAAGAATATAATCAATATGAAGCAAGTCAGGAGCAGCGGAGAGTGGAAAGAACGCTTAGAAAACTACGAAGAGAAGCTAAGGCGTATGAAGCTGCGGCGCTTTCAGAGGCCGCGCAATCTGTAAATATTCGAATTAAAAGGCTTCGGAAATATTATGATGCGTTTAGCAAAAAAGCTGGACTTCCAACACAATACGAAAGGGCGGCGGTTACATATTGATCAAGAAGATAAACGGGGAAACATGGTTTTGTTGTCCGAATTGCGGGAAGAAAATCCATCCAGTGAAACCTGGGGCATGTGGCGTATATGTTATGTGCAAACAAAAAAGACAGGATGGGACCAGATGTAATTGGTCTGGAGAAATTAAATATAACTGATCGAGAGCCATTGAGCCATTGACTACCATATTCGGTAGTTAATGGCTCGTTTTTATGCCGACGGGCGTTAAACGGTGGCCGACGGGCCAAAAACAAAAAACGGAGGTTTATAAAATGGCTGAACCTATTAACAATCCTGTTGTACAGGACCCGACACCGGGGACAGGTGGTGAGGTGACCTTTACTCAGGCCGAAGTTGACGCTCTTATCAGTAAAGAAAAAGCAAGAGCGGTAGCAAAGGCAACAAAGGGTATCCCGGATGAAGCTGAGTTAAATGCGTTCCGGACATGGAAAGAAAATCAGCAGTCTGAAAGGGATAAGTGGGAACGGTTGACTGGGGAGAGAGAGGCTCTTTCCGGGAAATTGACCGCAGCAGAAAACGAAAGAGACCAGCTCAAAAGAGATTTGTATGTACTTAAAAAGGGTCTTAGTGGGGAAGAGGCAGAATTTATTGCATTTAAGGCCGGGAAGATGGTAGACGATAAGACTACCTTCGAGCAGGCCGTGGACGCACTCACCGCTGACCGCAAGAAGACCACCTTTGACTGGACCGCCCCTTTGGGCGGAGGAAAGCCCCAAACAGGAGAAAATGACGTAATGAACGCCCTTATACGGGGCGCACTCAAATAAGAAAGGAGCCTATCAATGGCCGATATTATTGACAGAAGTAAACTTTCCGGGCTTATCCCTGAGCCTGTGACCCGCGAGATTATCCAGGGCGCTGTTACGGAATCTGCCGTGCTTCGGATGGCCCGGCGGCTACCCAATATGACCAGCAAAACGCAGATTCTTAATGTGCTGGATGCTTTGCCCACCGCCTACTTTGTGAACGGAGAGGCGACCACTGGCGCATCCGATTCCAAGTCTTCTCTGAAAAAGACCACCAACATGGCCTGGGACAAGAAGAAAATTTACGCCGAGGAGATCGCTGTTATCGTCCCCATCCCCGAGGCGGTATTGGACGACAGCGATTATGACATTTGGGGCGAGGTTCGTCCCCGTCTCCAAGAGGCGTTTGGTAAGGTTATCGATGCCGCCATCCTTTATGGCACGGATAAGCCCACCTCTTGGCGTGAGGGTCTCGTTCCTTCGGCCACTACCGCAAGCGCAGTCGTGACGGCCACCAGCGACATTTTCAAGGACATCATGGGGGAGGGTGGCGTGATCGCAAAGGTGGAGGAAAGCGGCTATATCCCCAACGGAGTGATGGCTGCTATCCAGATGCGCGCCAAGCTGCGTGGCCTGGTGGACAAGAACGGTCAGCCTATCTTTAAGACCGATATGCAGGGCGATACCCGCTACGCATTGGACGGAATGAACATGTATTTTCCCGTGAACGGTGCTTATGACCCGGAGGAGACCCTTGCCATCGTGGGTGACTGGAGCCAGCTGGTTTATTCCATCCGACAGGATATGACCTTCAAGATTTTCGACAGCGGCGTGGTACAAGATCCATCCACGGGGAATATTCTCTATAACTTGATGCAGAACGACATGGTGGCGCTTCGTGCCGTTATGCGGTTGGGCTGGGAAATCCCCAACCCGATCAACGCCTATAATGTTGACAATACAAAGGCATTTCCCTTTGCTATTTATGCACCGGCGGGGGGATGATCGGGTCTGACATCTTAACGCTCTTCCCCAGCAGTCAGACCCTATTGGGGAAACAAGTCTCAGAGCTTGTAGGTGATGATTTGAAGGTTAAGAAAGATGGTTCCGTAGTCGGGACATTCCACTATGTTCCTGATTATACGGAATTCAGCAGCGCCCCAGAAGAGCAGAGCGGGTATTATTTCCCGTTTCATCTGACGAAAACCGGAAGTGTAATGACGTTCAAAAAGAATGGATTGCCAACCAAACAGGACATTCCTTTTGATGCAGATATTATTTTCCGCGTTGAGGAAAATGATACTTTTGAGGTTTTAGTTGATGAGCAAAGTGCTGTAATATTCAACTTCAAAAAAGCTACGTTTGACCCTAAACCAAAAGCGTCCAGAAAGTCGGGAAAATAAAGGAGGTTTCTTATGGTATATGCGGATTATACATATTACAAAGAAACCTACCTTGGGACGTTGATTTCAGAATCTGAGTTCCCAATGCTGGCAAAGCGGGCAAGTGAATATCTGGACTACATCACAGTTGGAAAAGCCTCTGAGCATGCGTCTATGCTGGAAATAAAGGACGCTTGTTGTGCTCTTGCTGAGCAGTACAAGATTGTTGAGAAAGCGCAAGAATCATCTCTAAGCGAAACCGGAGAGAAGTCCAGTGAGACGGTTGGTAGTTACTCTGTGAGTTACCGAAGTTCGGCAGAATTAGCGAAGAATTCTACAGCTGAGATGTCTTCCATTGTATCCAGATATCTTGGAAGAACTGGCTTGCTCTATCGCGGTGGGAGGTGCTTTCCATGTACGCCCCACACTCTATAACTGTTTACACAATAACAGAAGATGAAGTCACTTTCGAATCTGTTTATAACATTACCATTTTGCGGGGTGTGTTCTTTGATGCTGCTCATGCCGCCAATGTGAGAGAAAGTGGGCTGGAAGGTGCAGACGTCGTCAACCTATTTATTCCATTTAATGTAAACGCTATTGATGGGATTACAGGTTTTCCTAAAAGATTTGCAACCCCAAAGCAATATGAAGCTGCCGAAGATAAAAGCAATTTGTGGACCCTTGACACGGATTCTATGCAAAGCTCAACTACTTTCTTTGTTAAGGGAGAAATCGTTGAGCAAGGGAAGGACTTTCAGTGGATGAATCGGATTTACGATAATGTTCACAGGATCACCAAAGTGGATACAAAAGATTTTGGCTCTCCTTCGATGCAGCATTGGGAAGTTGGTGGCGCTTAATGGCAAGTGTCGTTATTCATGTCGATATTGATATTGACAAGATCAAAGCGAAACTTGATAGAGCAAACAAAGAACTTACAAAAAATGTAGCGAAAGATACAGAGAGCAAATTCCTACCTTGGTTGAATGGCACTTTAGCTGCCCGCACAAGGATTTTAGATGATGAAATTATCTATCCCGGTCCTTATGCCCATTATCTCTGGGAAGGAATTGTTTACGTAGACCCTCAAACAGGAGCTGCGGGATTTCGGCTTCCCGATGGGACGTGGAGATCCCGCACCGGAGTTCGGAAGGTTCCATCAGGAAAATCTTTGGTATTTACAAGGTCCTCTGCTCGACCACATTGGATTGAACCGGCAAAGGCAGAGTTCATGTCCAGGTGGGAAGAGGCCTATAAAAAGTCCTTTAAGTGAGGTATCTATGGCACAAAAAATATCGAATAAAGAGCAAGAATCTATTTCAAGATCATTGCTTTCTTGGCTCAATAATTGGCCAGATAAGCCCGTTGGGGTGATCAACTTCACTTATGTTCCTGATGATGCCGAAGGGATGTCATTGTCTACGCCCCAGGGCACATTTATGGTTAGGAAATATGTTCGTGGTGCATATCAAGCAAGATATACATTCAAGATCATTTACCGTGTTATCCCTGGGAACAGCAATAACAAGCGTCTTACTGCTGATGAAACCTTAGAAAGTTTTGCAGACTGGATTATCAACAATGGAACAATTCCTCAATTAGAGGACGGAAAAAAGGTTGTCAAATTTTCTCGAAGCGAAAGTGATCCTGATTCCGTTTTATTTAACCGATATGAGGATGGAACAGAAGATCACCAAATTATTATGACGATGGATTACACATCTGAATAAAATTTTTTCGTGAGCCGACGAGCCGAAATTTATTTATTAGGAGGAAATATTATGAAACTTTCCGCTCTGATGGCTGATTACACCCCTTCCGCTGAGTTTGCGGGGGTTGCAACAAATGACGATTTTGTTCTTGCCGTAGATATCGCGGAAGAATCAGCCGGAAAAGTAGCTAATTATATCGTAGTTCAGTCCGGTATTGCATCGGTGGATAGTCAGTTGAACCCCGAAACGGATGAAAAAGCGTATATCCGACAGGGGGCGGTATCTACCAAAACATCTACTCAACGTACATTCAATGTTACTGGTGACCGTATCTTTGGAGATGAATTCCAAGACTTTGTGTTGTCTCACGCAATCAAGTTCGGTACTGGCCAGAAAGTCGTTAAACCTTATGTGTATTTCTCTCTGTTGACAGGAGAGGGAGAGAAGGGGACAGCATCTATCATTGTGAACTCTGATGGGTCCGGGGATGCCGGTGCATCTTCGGAAATTGACATTGATATTATGGCGACCTCTGCTCCCGCTGCCTACACATATTCTGATGATTCCGGTATTTAACTGACAGGAGGATAAATTATGGAGACCTACAATATCAACGGCGTTGAGATTCAGTATGATACTTTCGATCTCGTCAACTTGGAATTATATACCAATGGTGTGACAGAGATCGCTGACGTTGGAAAACGTGTGAAAGAAATGATTCAAGAAGACCCCGCCCAAAATGGCATTAAGGCAATCAGAATGATGTGCAATGCATTTATGGATTTCTTTGACGTGCTTTGTGGCGAAGGGACGAGCAAGAAGTGTTTCGGCGACAATGTAAACGCGAGAGACATCATCAATGCTTATGCCAAGTTTTGCGAAGAAGCATCCGCAACTGTAAGCTCTATGAAAGTAGATTTCAATCCGCCTTCTTCTCCCTCTATCATGGATGATTCCCAGTTGAGAGCGGAAAAACGGGCAAAGCTGCGTGCCGAAGCTGAACAGAGAGTAAAAGATCGTGAGAGAGAATCCATTTAACGGATTCCCCACCAGCGTAGATGTAGATGGGCAATTCTTCCCGATTAATCCAAGTTTTCGCGTTGGGATTTCTATCGAACTTGAGATTCTGAAAGAAAAAAATCCAGATGTTGTAGGTCTTTTGAATTTGTTTTACCCAAGCGGGATTCCTTCCAATATATCCGCAGCGTTCGACGCAATGTTGTGGTTCTTTCGTGGGGAAGAAAGCAAAGAGGCAACACAAGAACAAGCAAAAAAGAAAGGAGGCAGGGTATATGACTTTGAAATTGATTCAGAAGCTATCCTTGCCTCCTTTCTGTCAGCGTATGGGATAGACCTATCTAAGGATGATTTGCACTGGTGGGCTTTTCGTCGTCTCTTATTTAATCTTCCCTCCGAAACGCTTTTCATGCAGCGCATACGATACCGCACAGCCGACATTTCCAAAATGAGTAAAGAGGAAAAGAAACACTATAAAAAAATGAGGGCTCTCTATGCGATTAAGGATGATCGAAGGAGAGAAGTGCAGACTGTCGAAGAGAGAGACGCTGCCTTGATCGAAAAGGTGCGGAAACGGTATCAGGAGGCCCAGAAGCATGTGGAAAAAGGGTCTAACTAAAATCAGATGCCCTATGTGCGGGTACGAAATGCCAGTGTTACGAAGTGAAAACGCTTCTTGTGAAGGGTTGTTTCTACGTTGCAAAGGTAGAAATTGTGGGCGCTGGTTTGAAATTAAAATAGAACGGTCCAAGTAGTGCCAGAGATGCCGATGGGCCCACTGAGAAGGTGGTGTAACCCATGGCGGCAGATGGTTCTGTAATCATTGAAATTAAGGGCGATTATGACGAATTTCTTGCAGACTTAGAAAAGGCACTCAAAAAATCGAGAGAAAAGTCCAAGAAGTCTAATGACCCGCTTGAGAAGCAGCGGAAGAGCACACAACTCACGGTCAAAGAACTGCAAAACCTTGATTCTGTGGCGTCGAAGGCACTAAATGGAATTATAAAAGGTTTTTCCGCTGTCGCAACTGCGTCCGCTGGAGCACTTGTCGCGGTAAGTAAAATCGGGACAGAATTTGAATCTTCTTTTGCCCAGGTTGAAACCATCATGGACACCTCACAGATGTCCGTCGAAGACATGCGAAGTTCTATCCAAAACTTGTCTTCGGAGATGGGGGTATCCGCAAGTGAATTGTCTGGGGCGGTCTACAACGCCATTTCCGCAACTGGCGATACTGCGAATGCAGTTTCACTTGTTGGGGATGCAACCCGACTTGCCACAGCGGGATTCACAGATGCAGAATCTGCGCTTTCTGTTCTCACAACCACTATCAATGCGTATGGGATGAGTGCTGCCGATGCTGAATCAATCTCGGACAGCCTGATTCAGACGCAAAACCTTGGTGTTACTACGATTGACCAGCTTGCCAGCGCAATGGGCAAGGCGATTAGTACGGCTTCCGCCTACAATGTCAATCTGGGAAACCTTGAATCTGCTTATGTCAGTCTAACAAAGGCGGGTATCAGCACGGAAGAATCTACAACTTATATTTCTTCCATGCTGAATGAACTGGGAGATACCGGCAGCGAAGTCGGAAAAATCCTTAAGAAAGAAACCGGTAAGAGCTTTGGCACCTTAATGAAGGAAGGAAAGAGCCTTGGTGATGTGATTGAGCTTCTTTCCGACCATGTTGACGGAAGCGCCGAAGCCCTTATGAATCTTTGGGGAAGCGCCGAAGCTGGCAAAGCTGCAAACGCTATTGTGTCCCAGGGACTTGACACCTTCAACGACAACCTGGAGAAGTTACAGAACAGCGCGGGGACCACAGAGAAAGCGTATAGCACAATGGCTGATACGCTGGAGCACAAAACGCAGATGGTCAAGACTGAGGCCCAAAATCTTGCCATCTCGATCTATGAGCAAATCAAACCGGCGTTGTCTGATATCGCGGATGCGGCGTTGGAGTTCATCCAAAACTTTGATTTTACCCAGGCTGTTAATGCGGTGAAAACTTTTGTTGCGATTCTTGCCTCTGCCGGAGTTGCAATTGGAGTGTTTAAGGCCGCGCTACTTATCAGCGATATTTCCAAATTTGTTACAGGGGTTAAAGCAGGCGCCGAAGCAGTAAAGGCACTTAGTATGGTCACCAAGGCGGGAACGGCCATTCAAACGGCCTACAATGCGGTAATGGCATTAACTCCCTGGGGGGCCGCTCTCGCTGCGGTCACGGCTATTGCCGGCGCATTCGTTATTTACAATGCAGTAACTGATGACGCATCGGATAGCCAAGCGCAGCTTAACGCCGCCATGAGCGACCTCAATGATAGGATTGAGGAACAGAAGCAAAAAAAGGAAGAGCTTGCACAGACCACAGCAGAAAATCTTGGCAAAGTAGACGCTGAGATCGACAAGACAGAAGATTATATTGCTGAGTTAGATAGACTTACCGATGCGAATGGAAAAGTAGAAAAAGGACAAGAAGACAGAGCGAATGCCCTTGCGAACTTAATAAATAATGTTATCCCCGGTGCAATTGAAATGCACGAGCGAGAAGGGGAAGGCTACGTTAAACTTGCTGACAATATTAAAGATATGCTTTTCCAAAAGGAGAAGGAAGCAACTTTGAACGCTATGCAGGGGCAGTATGAGGAGGCCCTTGCAAGTCAGCAAGAATTAGTACAAAACAATGTCGATGCAGTGAAAAACCTCCAAGATGCCCAAATTGAGCTTGGAAGGGTTCAAGATTCTATAGCTGGACAAAATGAGCATTCCGCTACGACCATTAACAATGCAAAAGAAAAAGTTGAGAGAGCAAAAGACGCGGTTGTAGAAACTACTCAGGCAATGCTTGATAACCAGGAAGTTATCCTTGCTTATGAGGATGCGTTGGCGGCAACAGATCCAACGGAACTCAGAAACGCTCTCGCTACATTGCAGTCGGATATAGTTAAATTCACAGGGGATAACAAAGCCCAGGTTGACCAAGCGACCGAAGATATGTCCGCTGCATTCAAAACCTTCGCCGATTCTACAGCGAAATCTTGGAGCACTTTAGGAGAAGATGCGAAAAGAACACAGGCCGCAACGCTCCAGAGCATGCAAACTATATTTCAATCGCAGCTGGAGCAATTCACACAGACAGGTGCTGAGATTCCTCAATTTCTTTCAAATGGTGCTCTATCAAATGCCGCTGTATTGCCGGAGAGTATCCGCCAGGTTATTGAAAGTGCCAGACAGGTTATTCAGGCCATGGGCTTCGAAATGGCAACTGACGCGGATGCATGGGATTTCCTCATGGGAAATTCCATTTTGGAAAATGGACAAGTAGTTTCGGCTGCAACTAAGCAAGTTGCAGATCAAGCGGGTGAAGCAGGGAAGCAATCAGCGCAGACGAATGGTCCAGAAATTGGCCAAGTTTTGACGCAAAGTATCGTTTCGAGTGTATCTGGGTCTACGGCACAAGGGCAGCAAGCTGCAACCAAATTTGTCAATGATTCCACAGCTGCTGGGACTGCGGCGGCCCAAAATGGGGGAATTGGGACAGCAATTGGAAATAAAGCAACTGGAGAATTAACCTTTATGTCTCCGCAGTTGGCTGCGGTTATGCAGTCTGCTGTTCAAAACATGAATTCCGCCGGAGAATCTGCTGCGTCTGATGCGGGAACGGTTGGTGAAACAGCTGTCAATTCTGCGGCGGGAGCAATTACCTCTTCCAGCGGTCTTCTAAGCACAGCTTTTTCCGGAATGATTGATGGCAGCGTTCAGGCTGCCTTGGGCGCTACAGCTTCTTCGACTTTGATTAGTTCTAAAATCGTCGAACAAATATCTTCTGGGATATCATCTGGGACGCCTGATGTTGTTTCTGCGCTGAATAATCTTGTGACTACTTCGGTGCTTTCTTCCGCAACTGGTGCCTCTGGGGCTGCGAAAAGTGTTGGACTGGCCATTGCTTCCGGTGTTGCTGCGGGAATCAATGCAGGGGCAAGCCAAGCAATCAGTGCTGCATCCAATATGGCAAAGAGCGCACTTGCCGCAGCTAAAAGCGCGTTGGATATCCACTCTCCCTCTAAGGCGTTTCGCTGGATTGGTGAGCAATCTGTTGCCGGTTTAGTACTTGGATTAAATGACAAGGCAAAAAACGCACAAGCAGCGGCTGGAAAACTTGCTGATGTTGTCTTAAAAGAAACCTCTAAACTTTATGACAAGATTGCGGAGATTGAGGCCGCAGCACAGAAGCGGGCAGATGAAAAGGAGCTCGCGGACTATGAAAAAAGTCTGGCAGAAAAGTATGAACGGCTGGAAGAGGCAGAAGTTGATGAACGACAGGATATCTTGGACGAGATAGCCGAGCTCAAAGAAGATTGGAATGAGAAGCAGCTAAAAAAGCAGGAAGAGGCACAGAAGAAAGAATTGCAGAGTGCCATTGATGCTCTTGAGGAGATGGAAGATGAGTATCAAAGTGCTTTGGATGACCTGAAAAGTGATCGTGATTCCCTGGCTTCCAAATTGTCTGGAGATAATCTTTTCGAAACAGATTATAAGGGAGAAACCCGTCTTCTGAACCTGGATAAGGATATTCAAGAGATTGAACGATATGGGAATGCGATGCTTGCCCTTCAGGAAAAAGGGGTTGATGCTGGCCTCTATTCCGAAATTCTTCAAATGGAGATGGACGAGGCGACGGCCTTCGCGGAAAAACTGTTAAGCCTGAATGACGATCAATATACTGCCTATATGGAGGCATACCAGAAGCGGGCGGAAGCAGCAAAAAATATTGCGGCACAGATTTATCAGGATGAGTTTGAATCTCTTAACCAAGAATTCGTGGACAAAATGCCTGATGAACTAAAAGCGGCGGGAGAGGATGCTATGACATCCCTTGCCGTTGGTGTACAGGAAGAAGGTTCTACCGCAATTTCCGCAGCGAAGAAAGTTGCCGATGGTATTATTGCGGAAATTAACCGGATAAACGCTGCGGCAAGGCTTCGTGAAACGGTTACTGTGAGTGCTGGGAGTGCTTCCTACCGCCTCACACGCAGCACGGATAACGCCATGGAAGCCAAGCAGGTGGAGAGTAACGGAAGCGCGTACAGGGTAGCAAACGCTGTGTCTTTTGCCAGTGCACCACGGGGAGACAGGGAAATTGTTCTGAACGTCAACGGGAAAGCATTTGCAAGAGCAATCGTTAATGATATTCGTGCAGTAGAGGATCAGTCCCCCAGAATTGTGAGTGATTAAATGGAAAATATGTTTTTGTCAATTGACGGAATTGAAATTGAAGACTTGGAAGAAGGGGATTACACCGCCTATGAGGAAGAACTTGGCGTATCTGAGCGGATGATATCCGGCAGAAGAGTGGAAGAAATCCGTGCCACTATATGGGTGGTAGAAGTCAACTTTTCATCTATCGACTATGAAACAATGTCCCGTCTCAATACTGTATTCAAGGCATCACGTCGGCATCAGTTGTTCTTTCTCCCATCCACAGGTGGCACAGAGTTGGTACAAGGGTGGTTTCACTTGATGGAGCCTCCATCTCCTTCCCTTACACGTTGGAGAGATAACGGACCTGAATGGGCAGCATACAAACTGACCTTTGAGGAGATTGATGGGCATGATTGATCACAGTGAAGCCTATGAAAAAGCGGTTATATCTGATTCAAGGCGACAATTTGTGCGAGTTGTGTTTGACCTATATGACCCAGATATGATCATAACAAACATAACAACAAATGATGAGAGTGATATTTCCTTAACAGATCAGGTAACAAACCGTGGCACAACAGAGAGCGAACAGAATATAGCGACCTTGGAACCTAACAGATGGATTCTGAACGGAACTTTCAATATCCGACCAGATGACCCAATGGATCAGATAGGACAAGTTGGTTGGGTATCTGAATCTCTATGTGATTCTTTCGGCGTCTTTTCTGAACCATATCCTTATATTGAGTTTGAAATTCAAAACCTAAGTATATTGCAAGCATTCTCTTTCCGGTTCAGTGAAAAAGAATTCAATGGAATTGGAACAGAATTTACGTTGGATATTTACAGCGGCGATACCCTTCTTTGGTCAGATACAAAAACAGGGAACAAAAGTACGTTGACTGTTTTGGATGGCTTTACCGTTCAAAACCCTACAAAAATTCGCGTTACCATTAAGAAATGGAGCCTTGGCGGTCGACGGGTTAGAATCCCCCGGCTGATGGTCGGCCTATATGAAATTTGGGACAGGTCCATCCTAAAATCAGTTGAAACATATTCTGAGGTTACATTCTCTGGATTGTCCATTCCATATTCTACTTGCACAGTTGTTTTGTACAACGAAAACCACAGATTCGATCCTTATGCTCCGAATACGCTCTTCACATCCATTGAAGATCGTCAAAGAATCATTGTTGATTTTGGAATGCGGTTGGAAGATGGAACTATTGAATGGTTGCCCGCCGGGACTTACTATCAGCAATCTGCGGGATGGAAACTCAAGGATTTAACTGTACAATTTGATCTTCTGGATATTATTGGGGCGCTGACGAAAAGGAAATTTGTTGTCCCTGATACACTTCCCACAACGCTTTCTGGGTGGATTGAGGCGATTATGCTTTCTCTTGGCGTTAACTTTCAGAAAAATTATATCGTAGATGATGATGTAAAGGATATCCCCATTACAGCAGCAGAAGAAGAATGTACAGGGAAAAAGTGCGGTGAAATGCTTCGTTTCGCATGCATGGCAACAAATACTTGGCCCAGACAAGATTTTGAGACCGGGAAATTAAGAGTAGGGAAATTACAAAGAATTGAGGGAAATAGGATTACCTTAGACAATATGAACTCCTATCCTGAAATGTCTGCAAATGATGATATTTCGGACATTACATTTACGTTGGATGATGGAGAAGAAGTGGTATTTCCAGGGAATAACACCGAATCCGAGATATCTTTAAGCGTAGATAACCCATTTATTCATACGACGGATGATGCGAGAAAAGCGGTTATTTCCTGCCTGTTTGAGTATGGTGGACGTTCGTTCGAAGTACAGCATAGAGGAAATCCGTCCAGCGAATGCGGAGATATCCAGAGTGTAGACACTCAATTTTTCACCACTATCTCTGCTCGATTGTATAAGCAACAGCTCTCCCTGGCAGATGGCGTTATGGTAAACATGCCCTCTTATCTCGTTCAATCTCCCAATGATTCTGCATACTCAAACAAAACAGTTCTGACAGGTTCTGGAACATTTGTAAAGGAAGAGGCTGGGAAATTCCGCGTTACATTGATAGGGGGAGGGGCCGGTGGTATGGGAGGGGGTGCAGGGAATATCCTATGGGGCGATTCTTTTGACCCAGAAGACACGGCTGGCGGCATTGGAGGAGATGGCGGGAATGTGTTTATTACCGAGGTAACCGCGATAGCAAACCAACAATATGACTATTCTTGTGGAACTGCCGGGAAAGGCGGTGCAGGCGGAGAAACCAATGGCAGCCGTGGGGACGACGGTGAACCCGGCACCCCTGGCACAGACACTACTTTTGGAGTGTACACTTCTGCAAATGGAAAACCATATCCGGTTGGCATTATGGACATCCAGAGCGGCGCTGTATATGCACAGAAAGGCCCTGACTATGGAGGGACTATAACAGCCTTGGAAGGTTCTGGCGGCGCTGGAGGCGAACAGGGGAGAAACGGAAAGTATGCACAGTGGACCTCTGAGGATGGCTATACAGAAACTTATATTGCATCCTACCCAAAAGACGGTACCCCGGGACAGGATGGGAAACCTGGATGCATTATTGTGGAATGGTGAAAAAATGGGGGTGATCTAAATGGCAGAAGAGTGGTCTCCTATTGTGATCTCAGCGACGTTCACGCCAGTGACTGCAAATGTCGGGGATTCTGTATTGCTCCAAGTGATCGTACTTGATGTGCAGACGATAGAGCAAGAAGAGATCAGAGTGTCGGGTGAGTTTCAGAGTGGGGAGGTGTAATTCATGTCGATAACTACGGTAAAAGCGACGTTTGATGGACAGGAATACACTCTTACATTTAATGAAACGACAAGGAAATATGAGACTGTCATTGTTCCGGCCAAAACCTCCCACAATGAAGAAGGGGGATATTTCAACACAGAGATAACTGCAACGAACGACAAAGGAGTTTCCACCACAACGGATGGGACGAATATCCCTGGGCTTCGGTTGACGGTGCAAGAGGAAGTCCCCCCGACTATTCTGCTATTATCTCCGGCAGAAGGGATATTGACAACCAATGTTCCTACCTTTGTTGTAGAAGCATTTGACGAGGAGAACGGCTCCGGGATTGATCCATCCTCTCTTTCCATGCTGATTGATGGGGTCGAGGGAGATATTTCCACGCAGGCCACGGAGAAAGGTTATCAGTTCACCTATACTCCACGAAATGAACTGAGCGAAGGGAATCACAGCTTGACCGCCTCCATCCAGGACAACGACGGGAATCAAGCCAGTTTATCTTCGGTTTACATTGTAGATACGGTTCCTCCTGAGCTGACTGTGCATGAGTACAGGCAAATCGTTGACGATGAATCTATTACGGTGGAAGGGGTAACAAAGGATGTGACGACATCTCCTGTCACCTTGCTTGTGGGAGGGGAGGAAGCGGCTATTGATGAACACGGACAGTTCTCACATACGGTGCCGCTTCGCGTGGGGGAGAACTACATCACTGTTACCGCAACGGATAAAGCAGGTCTGTCCTCTTCTTTTCGACTTTATGTTATACGGCTCATTACAGACCGTAGCCAGGCGGACATTGAGGAACTTCTTACGATCTTATCCAAAGAAGATCAGACAGAAGAAGAACTAATTCAGCTTGCACAGACAAGCTATAAGGGAGCATATAACGAAACTGATATGAACCGGGTTACAACGGCTGCCGAGTTCCTTTCAGATAGTTTGTTTTCCCGTGGATATGTAAACCCGTATGTTCCAGTCAATCCAGAACCGGGCAGAGATTATTGGGTGAAAGAGGACAAGTCAACATTAGAGCAATCTGAGGGATATGTTTCTAACGTTAAACGGATCCGAGATACTTTCCCCTTTGTACCTGATCTTCCAGAAGCCCCCTCTGATATGCAGAGTTTCACCTTCCAGGAAGCGAACAATTTGGAAAAGATCCTTGTCCAAGTAGAATCCATGTTCCAATGGATGGATAAATCCTATCTCATGGCGGGAGAGGCCATGTGCGGAGAATTTTAAGAAAGGGTGTGTTTTAGTGCAAGACGCCATTATGAAAGGGAGCGGGAATTCACGATACCTAAAGACAGTAGGGGAAGCCTTGTCCCTCTATCCAACCTATGAGGATTTTATGCAGGCCATGGTTGCAGGGATATTTCCAGTAGACTTCAATGGGATTAATAACGACGGTTGGACCCAGCTGGGAACCCTTCTAAACAAAGCAAACCTTCTCTCAGATACGGTGATCTCCACGCTGGGTCTTTCCACAGGAGTGAATTCAACCCCTAACGATGCGTTCAATGTCCTTGCAAACATCGGCAACGTCCATGTGTGGAGGAAGACGGTGGTTGCAGAGGAGGAGGTTCCGGCGGGGTATACGTTGGGACCTGTTGAAGCTAACAAAGTCTTGGCGCAATCTTCCTCAAACTGGGGCAATAGTTATGCGGCTTTCACCGTTGCAAGCAGCATTACTGTTGATGATAGTGGCAACGTAACGATGAACGATACTTCGGGGGTAGAGATTTGGCAAGGCTATTTTAATCCGAATAAAGGCGAGGATAATCTTTTAGGGAAATTTATTCAATTTTCTCATGTTTCTGCCGATCACATTTCGTCTGATTTGGAAACGGGAGTATATTTCGTTCCCAGTAACGCCACTTTTATCCGCGATCACAGCAGCGCCCCCTTCTATACCAAAATTTCTGCTTGCCAAAAAGTGAACGCATACCCCCTCACCCCCGCAGGCACCCACATCACCTACCTAACCTCCACAAACCGCAATGCCTACCAGGAGGGAGACGATGCGAAAGAGGCGGGGTATGTGTTGGGGAAGGTTGTGGCAGGGAAGACGCCAATAAGTATGGCGTACGATGGCCGTGGGGTTGTTATCGGCTCAACTATTCAGGTGGAAGAAAATGGTGCCATCTCATTTGCCCCTGATTCAGGGGCAACTCAATATTGGTCAAACAGTGTAGATGTATCCCTGATGAAAGGGAAGTTTTTCCATACAGTTGGTGGAGAAGGGGATTCTGATGAAATCGGAAATTTTAGCGATCCTAATTATTGGGTTTATCTTCCAGAGAATGCTGTTATTACAAGAGAATCACCGGTTGGCAGCAGTACAACAATCTTCACTACAAAATACCAACCCGTCACCGGCTACCCCGCCATCCCCGCAGGCATCACCATTGAGTATCTGGGGGTATTAGGAGACAAAATTCGAATGCAGATAGTCTCTTATATTGGGACAGGGACATCTGGGAAAGCCACCCCCTGTTCGATTACCGCTGACTTTAAGTTTAAGACTGCTGAGTACCTTGGTTCTTTGCGGGGTGGAAGTCTTTCGCCAGCTGTCACATACATTGATGCCAGAGACAAGGTCCTTAGTGAGGCCATAACAACAGAGTTTACAGCGTATAGTGGCTTTTGTCTTGATGACCCACAGGATTCGTTTGGAAAAAAGAGTGAGGACGGAAAAACCATAACCTGGTATTCCCGATATAATAACAGGCAGTCTAATCAATTAAATGAAGCAGGTGTGAAATATTACTTCCGATTCTTTGGATAAAGGAGGGTAACCATGTATTACATTAACTCAACCCCTAATGGCTCTGGGTACCACGGCAACCCCATGGGACAACCTTTCCCAAACTGTGTGACCCTCCCTGACGATCTCCTGAGCCCCTATCTTGCAGCAAAGGGGTTTGTGACCCTAACCGTGGAAAACGGCGCTGTGACAAGCCTGGAGACCAACCAGGAGGCGCTGGACGCCTATGAAGCAGACCACCCCGACCTCCCGCCGGAAGAGCCGGAGGAACCAGTTACCTGGGCCGCCATGGCGGCAGCAATTCGAGAAGGAGTGAATGACGTTGACTGAAAAAGAGTTTGTTTTGGATACCCTGCGCCGGGCGGGGAAGTCTGCCGCAGTCAACTTGCAAGCAGAATCCCCCTCCATGACCGGCACGGAACTCTGTGCCGCAGAGGAGTATATCCCGGACTTTCAGGCGGCAAAGGCTGCCAAGAACATGCTGGAGCGCAAGGCAGGCTAGAAAGATGGCTTTGTCTGCCGGTCCAGCGCCGGGCGGGTGGTTCGGCTCCTCCAGGTCTACGACAGCGAAATCTATCCCCAGGAGCCGGAGGAGCTGCCCGCCCAGTGGGGATTTGTCTGGTCCACCGACCCGGACAAGGCGCTGCCCTTCCTCTCCTTCTCCACTTCCCCCTATGCAAAAGGGGACTGCTGTACCGCCGGTGGCAAAACCTGGCGCAGCAAGATCGAAACCAACACCTGGTCCCCGGAGACGAATCCGGAGTTTTGGGAGGAAGTGGAACCCTGACGAACCATCCCACACAGAGAGAGGAGGGCTGTTATGCCCATGGACAAGTGTACCTTTAACCCCGGGAATGAATGCTTGGGGCTGCAAAAGGCTAACATGTTGGAGAAGTCTCTGAACAGCCATTTGGATGCGGCCCGGCAGACCCATAAGGAGATGTATGACCGCATCCGGGCCTTGGAAACTGAGAGCGCACGCCGGGACGAACAGTATGTTCAGATTCTGGACAAGCTGGATGAAATGTCCTCTAAAATCACATTGGCACTCAGCCAGGTGAGTGAGCTCCAGATCAAGCCCGCACGCCGGTGGGAAGGGTTGGCTGATAAAGCAATCTGGGCTGTTTTCGCGGCAGTGATTGCGTTTCTGCTGGCAAAAATCGGGCTGTGAGAGGGGGTGAAGGGAATGAGTGAAAAATGGAAAGCCTGGTGGAAAGCGGCGGGAATGAGAGCCATCAAAACCTTGGCGCAGACCGCCGTAGGCTGCATTGGAGCCGCCGTGGCACTGGGGGATGTCAACTGGCCCATGGTGGCCTCTGCGGCTGTCCTGGCGGCTGTGGTGAGCCTTCTGACCAGTGTGGCGGGGCTCCCGGAAGTTGAGAAAGAAACCGCAAACAAAAACTAAAGACAAAGAAGGAGAATTCGTATGGCAAATCGTTTTTATGAGAATCGTATGGCAATCAAGGCAATCAGCGAGAAAGAGGGCGTGGACGTAGATATCGCTTCCCGCATGTATGCGCAGCAGCAGGGCTGGACCGGCTGGGAGAAGGAGATGGACGAGTGGAATGATATTCAGCGTTCCTACATGAAGTCTAAGACAAAGACGCTGGCCGATCTGTTCAAGTAAGGGGGCGGGGGCATGATTACCCGCTATCTGACTAAGAACCCCTGTTACAGGCAGGGGAGGACCATCCAGGTCAAAGGACTTATGCTTCATTCCGTCGGCGTTCCTCAACCGGACCCTATGACATTTATCAATGCCTGGGACAGCCCTAAATATGACCGGGCTTGTGTCCACGGGTTCATTGGGAAGGACGAGACCTACATCACTCTGCCCATTTTAGAGACGCCGGGACAGGCTATGAGAGGCTGGCACGGGGGTGGCAGCTCAAACAATACTCATATTGGGGTGGAGATGTGCGAACCGGCAGGAATCAAATACACCGGAGGGACATCTTTCCGGGTGCTGGATCGGGAGAACTCTGTGTACTTCGCTCAGCGGACCATCCGGCAGGCAATCGTCCTGTTTGCAACCCTCTGCAAGTTCCACGGGCTGAATCCACTGGGTCCTGGTGTGATTGTCTCTCACAGAGAGGGACACGCCCTGGGTATTGCCTCCAACCACGGCGACCCGGAACACCTTTGGAACGGCTTGGGGATAGATTACAACATGACAAAATTCCGAAAGGATGTAGCAGAGGCCATGAACGGAGAGGAGGAAGAACCAGTGGACATTGCAAAATTGATCTCTGATATGACCAACGAACAAGCCTACCATCTCATGCAGAAAGCAGAGCTCCACGCCAAAACGCTGGCCGAGCCCGCCTGGTCCCAACAGGAGGGACATTGGGCAAAGGCTACGGCAAGCGGCATCGTGGATGGTACCAGCCCGGAGCGCCCTGCTAAAAGAGATGAGATGATTGCTATCCTTGGTCGCTTAGGCTTGCTGTAAAAGGAGGGCGGTTGTCTCTGTCTCGTTACATTTACAGCATAGAGCAACTAAACTCTATGGAAAAATGTGAGTGGCTAACAGATAGAGAAAAAGCCATATTTAATTTATTTTATCGTCGTGGGTGGCAGATTGAATCCATTGCGGCAGAGATGGATGTCTCAAGAGGAACAATAAATAATGTCCTTCGGCACATTCGGGAGAAAACAGAACAATCTTTTTACTGCGGGGAGTGATTCCCCGCAGTTTTTTTGTATTTAATTTGTCCTTAATTTGGATTTCATTTGGACAGGCGGATATCCATTTTTTGATATGATAATGTCAATAAAAAAGAGCGAGGGAAAAAGAATGGCTGGAGTTTATGGATACAATCCCTATCAATTTTATCCCCAAGGGCAGCAGATGCAATATCAGTCCCCGCAAACTTATATTGGGTCACAGATACCACAACAGCCACAGCAACCTTCAATGCAAACCCAACAAAATGGATATACCTGTCGTCCGGTAACAAGCAGAGAGGAAGCTGTCGCTGTCCAGACTGATTATTTTAGCCCTGGCACCATTATGCCAGATTTAGGCCATGGAATGGTATACATCAAAAGATTTAATCAGAATACCGGCTCCTCAGATTTTCTTTCATTCCGATATGAACAAGATCAGCCCCTCCAGCAAACAAATCAATTTGCAACAAGGGATGAATTAAACTTGCTTAGACAAGAAGTAGAACAGTTAAAACAAGGCGGGGGAAAGAACAATGATAGCACCAATGAATAACCCTCTTATGATGCTTGTGCAAACAATGCGGGGCGGTGGAGACCCTATGCAACTACTTCAAAAAATGGCGGGGCAAAATCCACAAGTGGCTCAAGCATTGAAAATGATTCAAGGAAAGAATCCTCAGCAATTAAAAACAATGGCAGAAAATATGGCCAAAGAACGTGGCGTATCTATCAATGACATTGCCAGACAACTTGGTATAAACAACCCAAGTAATAGATAAATAAAAACTCCCTATCAGTTTCCGGGTCTTGAAAAAAACTGGATGTGTTTTGTACGCATCCGGGGTGCACACCGGTGTGAATAACTGATAAGGAGAAAACAAATGGATAACGATTTTGCAACTGGTTACGCTCTTGGCAGTGATAGCGGAAACGGCAACAACAGTGGCTTCGGCGGCTGGGGAGATGGTCTGTGGGCCATTATTATCTTGGCTATGATCTGGGGCGGTAATGGTTGGGGCGGTTTTGGCAGCGGCTCTAACAGCCCTGGGTTCCAGGGTTATGCCACTCGTGCAGATGTGAATGAAGCAATTGCTTTTAATGGCGTTGAGCGTGGTATTTCTAACATCCAGCAGGGTATTTGTGATTCAACCTATGCGCTGAACAATGCAATTACCAGTGGATTCAACAATACCAATGTTGCAATGCTTCAGGGTTTCAGTGGCGTAGACAAGTCTATGTGTCAGCTTGGCTATAACCTCCAGGATTGTTGCTGCCAGACACAGAATGCAATCCAGGGTGTCCGCTATGACATGGCTACACAGGCATGCGATACCAGAAATACCATTCAGAATAGCACCCGCGATATCATTGACAACCAGAACGCAAACTATCGCGGTCTGATGGATTTCATGGTTCAGTCTAAGATTGATTCTCTCCAGTCTGAGAATCAGGCTCTTAAGTTGGCAGCATCCCAGGCCAGCCAGAACAGCTATTTGACAGCCACATTGGAGGCACAGACTTCTGAACTGATCCGTCGTATCAATCCGATGCCGGTCCCGGCATATCAGGTTCCTGCGCCTTATCCCTTCTGCGGGACCGGAAACGGTTGTGGCTTTGGGTGCTAACCTGATTAAAAGAGACCACTTTTATATTCCGGCTTTGCCGTGATTACTTTGGGCGGCGGGCAATAGTCTGCCGCCCTTGATTTTTTTGGAGGTAAAATTATGTCTTGCAAACCTGTATGTAAGCTTTGCGATAACTTAGTAATTTCCCAGGCTGTCGCATTCACTGGCGGCAATCTTGAAATCAACCTCCCGGCTGGTAGTTATAAAAACAGGGAGAAGTATTGCATTGTTGTCGCGCAAACGATACCTACGGCAACAACTATTAATGCTCCTGTCTATATTACCATTGGTTCTGGGACCGAATTATATCCACTGACTAAGCGCAACTGTTCTCAAGTAACTGCGGCAGGCATTAGAACCCGTACACGTTATTCTGCCTGTGTTTCTACCACGCCGACCGGCGGTTCATTTCGTATGATAGGAAATCCTTGTTGTTCCCCTGATAACAGTTTATTGACTATTGATGGCGGAGCAGCGCCCGCACCCACTGCTTAAGGAGGTAAAACGAATGAAACGTTCGACTAAAATGCTTATGATGGCCGGAGGGAATAAACGAGATCAGGAATATAATAGGGGATATCGAATGGAATATAGTCCCGAAGATAAGTTCCGAGATCGTAGAGGGCGTGAACATTATGACAACGGCCGCTATGCACCACAAAGCAGAATGGGAGATTATGATGTAAACAGTCATTGGCTTCCGCCTTATTACTCTGAGAGAATGCGCGACTGGTCTGACATGAGATACGAACCTCAGAATAACTATATGGGCATGAATTATTCTGACGATAGATCGTACACCCCTCCTATTGGATTTGAACGTAACTACGAAACAAACATGCACGGCGGTTCAGTTGTAAATTTCCCGAGTAAGAGAGAGGGAGACAGAATGCACGGAGAAAACAATCTGGTAGGCGGTGCTCGTTCAATGTCTGTTCCAGAACTCAATGAATCCATTGCTCATGAGTGGATGAGGAAAATGGAAAACAGCGACGGGACACGTGGGCCTCACTGGAATATGGAACAAATCCGTAGTATCATGGAAAAGCACGGAATAAGAGAGGACCCCATTAAATTTCAGGTTGCCATGAATGCAACTTATAGTGATTTGTCCGAAGTCTTTAAGAAGCTGGGGATAAACAATATTGATGCATATATTAGTTTTGCAAAAGCTTTTTGGCTTGACGACCAGGATGCAGTAAAAGACAAGCTGGCTTCCTATTATGAGTATGTCGTGAAACATTAA